AGCTATACATATTGTTCCAGATAAACGAGTCGTAGAATGGAATCGCGATAAGAATATCGTCGGTAAGCTTCGACTTTAAATCGTCATTCGCGATAACTCCTTCGTGCTCAACAAATGCAAGCGTGTAGATCTTATTGATCTGCTTGAAGCCAGCGTCATTCAAAGCGAACAGAATAACTTTGTGTGACGACGTTTGTACCGAATCATAAGAGTTGCAGACTGTGATTCTCAGTCCGAACTTTAGATGTATGTTGTGAGCCTTGCAGCTTTTGAATGCTGTCAAGAATCCAGTCAAAGAGTCTTCTACGAGATAGATCTCTTTCAGATCGTTCTCGATAGCGAGCGAAACAACGCTGTCTGGTCCGTCTTGCTTTTGCTTCTCTGGCTCAGACAGAGTGAGGATACTCTTGCCCGTCGAGAAGTGGGATTTGAATAAAGGAATCATGCTGATAACTCATCGTAGCAGATTCCCATCGGTTGTCAAGCCTTTTGATGCGCTGGACAGCCATCATATTCTTCTTTAGTGACCTTGAATCCTTCTGGCTTATTTTTAAATAAGTCGTCCATGTTTTCTTCCAAAGCTGTTTTGACAATCTTATTTTCTTTGTCGCGCAAGGCATAGTAGACGAATCCAAATTTATATGGACAGTGCCACATAGGTTCGCCATTCTTTTTTAATTGTCCTTTGTACTTGGCAAAGCCGCACGACAGCTTTCCAGAAAACGATCCGTCCGATGGCATTGGCTTGTGCGCAGCAAAGTTAGAATAAGCGTCCTTCTCCGAAAAGTTATCGACTACCTTTTGGACTTCCGAAAGGTGTAGTTCGAAATCCGACAAGTCCTTCTTCGAAAGCGGCTCCATTTTTAGCAAGCCAGAGTTCTCTTTACTCTTGAGATCGAATTTTAAGAATAAAAACTCCATCGCAACTTTGAAGTTTGGGTCGAGCTTTTGCGATGCTAACGTATAAATAAAGTGCTGCAAGTTATCGTCAGCGTCTTTGCCGCTAAATACAGCCTTGCTTGTTTTGTAGTCGCGAACAACCGATGTGTTATCAGCATACAAGAATTGACGGTCGATGAATCCTCTGAGCCTATAGCTTTTATTTTTCTTAGAAACCTCAATGTCAAAGTTTCTTTCTTGAAGGTCTTTTACTACTTTGCCGTTACCAATGCCCCAAAAGTCGTGCTCAAGAGCCGCTAACGTCATTTCTTTAATCATCTGAACGTTATCTGGATCTGCAACGTGAAGCTCTCTAGCGTGCTTGAGAGCCAGCTTCTTTATGGACGCGATACAAAAAATATCTTTCGATTCAAGAATTTTATCTACATAGCTCTTGCGGTTCTTCTTGGCAAGCATTTCAAGAACCAAGTGAACAACATTACCACGGCTAGCTCCATCGTTACTCTTCTCTGGCAACTTTAAGACATAAGAGCACCAGTATGACCAGCTACACTTCTCCAGCGTCTTTATTCTGCTGGCAGATAAGGCAACATGTTTAGGCTTATCCAAGGTCTTCTAGAATCTTTGTAGCCCTATCGATAAGATTATCGGGGAAATTATTTGCAATGGCGATCTCTTTGACAGCCTTAATTTGTTCTTTTTGATCGATAGACTTCTTCAGCCAAGCTTGGAATATTTCGCCAGAGTTCTCTTCTAAGAACATATCCGAGAAGTCGTTTTTAACTGGCAGTCTGATCTCAAGCTTGGCCGGATCGAATACGGAGCATAGTTGGAGGTACGCTTTGCATGCAGATACGAGTCCATGATTCGTTTCGGACTGAGAATCGTTGTTATAGGCAATCGTGATCTTCTCAACGTCGAGAGAAAGCAGAGCCGAGCATACCTTTGACGAGATCCCCAAGCCAAAGGTTACAATGTTATTCTTGTGGCCGTTTTCGAAAAGAGCCATGCTATCACCGACGCTTTCGACGATGAAAACTCGCTTCGATTGCTCGACTGCCTCTTTCACTTCCTCAATTCCGTTTCGCTTTACATATAGCGGATATACCCAACTAGCTCGCTTGCCCAAATGCTTCCACTTGGGAAACTCCGAAGACTTGTCCCAAAAAATGGCACGACCAGAGAACCCATGAATCTGACCGTATTGATTGTATATCGGAAAAACGATGCGCCGAAACATTTGACCGTTCGTAGCGTATCCGCACTTGTAAAATTGAAGCGTTGCATCTGAGATATTTTTCTTGTGATAAAAATCCAAATGGGGCAAGAGGTTTTCTAACAGAGACTCTGGGTATATCTTTTCCATTTCGATTCTTTCTGTTACTTCGGCATGTATTATATTCTGATGATCGAACTTCGTATACTTATTTATTACATGAGTATCTTTAGTATCTAACGTAAGTTCGACCAGTCTTTGAAAAGGATAGCTCCTTGAGCCGCCCTCTGCATAGTCGGTCCACACGCCGCTATTCTTGTAGATCTTTAGAGCCGTTGAGTTATCGCCTCCGCGATAGATCGCACAGGCTCTCCAATAGCTACCGTAATCCTTCAGCTTGTAGCCAAGCGACTCTAGCGAACCCTTAAGAATAAGAGGATCAACTATTGAAATTTGGGACATCGTCTTGCTCACGATTTCTTTCTAGTGTTGTTTGCCCTGTATCAATCGAGTTAACGATATCGCGCAGATCGCCGCGCTCCTTAATATCGAAGTTCTCAAATTGAAGATTAATAAAATTCTTTTTAAGCGTTCCGTCTTGGAGTCTAACTAGTTCTACCGCGCCAGCTACGTCTGCTCCCAAGAAGCGATTCTTTACGAAAATGAGCTTATGAGAGCCAAACGATGGACCTTCTTCTTGCCGTTCATCCGCCGTTTTGGGACGCAAAATGGCCATATGACTGCAATAATGCGTGATTCGATCAGACATAGAAACGATACTTTCGTCATCGTTTATGGCGTCAGAGTTTCTATTTGTGCTGATGCCAGCCCTGTTTGACTGGATAGAGGTAAACATCGAGATCATTGGCTTCTGATCTTGAACGATGTCGCGCTGGATGGTCTTTTTGAACCGATTCAGCATGTCACCGATAACTTGCCATTCTGGTTTGTTGCCATCGGCATCGGCAGACGGCTTGATGTAGTCGAAGCTAAAGATCATCTGATTACCGCGCCCGATCTTCGAATAGTAAAAACGCTTCAAGTTATTTACCATCTGATCGGTCGTCATTCCACCAACATTGTAGTAGTAGAACTTGAGGTTCTTGATCTTTTTCCAAGTGGAGCGAACGCGCTCAACAACATCTTCTCCAGCCTTGCGCCAAAGCCCAGTTTCCAGAAGATGCATCGGAACGTGACTAAGAGCCGCACACTGACGCATAATGACTTCCTCTTTGCTCATTTCGCCATTGTCAAAGTGAAGAACAGGAACGTCGTACTGAGCCGAAACCTTCGTCGTATAATTTAGGGCTAGAAGGGTTTTTCCAACGCCAGATCGAGCGACGATAACAGTAATGTTACCGGGGCGCAAAAGAGACCCATAAATCTTATTAACAGTGGGAAACGGTCCCATGAGACCAAATTCAGTAATAGGGTTGTTGCCGCGCTCTTCGACGACGCTCTCCATCTCTTCAAAGATGTTAACGGGCTTTTCTTCATTGTTCTCATAAATATTGATGATCTTGTTAAAAGTTGTATCGGCTTCTTCGATGATTGTTTGATAAGAAGAGTCTGGTGCGATCTTCTTCATCTTCTCGGCTACTTCCAAGGCGGAAGCGTGAATCGACCGACGAATCGAATACTTCTTAACCTCCTTTGCCGCTAGAACCGCCGTGTTCTTGTTCGTCTTCCGAACCGCGAGAGAACGAAGGTAGTCGAATATATCAATGTTATCCTTAAACGAAATGCCGATTTCCTTGATTCTCTGTGCGATGATAATCTCATCGGCCTTCTCATTGGACTCGATGCACTTTTTGAGGATATGATAAATCGTCTTGTGAACGATTGTGTCTTCCGAGTAAAAGTCAACCTCGGAAATAAAATCACAGATTTCTGAGTAAGCCTCGGGATGTTGAATGAGGCCAGCTAGAAACTGCTTTTCGACTTCTAGTGAATAAAGCATTAGTCGGTACCGTCTTGTTGATTCAGACTCTCGTCTTCGTTAGAGAGCCACTGTTCAAGAGCTTTCTTAATACCAAGGGAAGTAACTACAGAATCGAAACGAGTATAAATCTGAGGCGTGCCCTTCGGTGAGCAAACGCACACGACTACACCCTTAAAGTTTTCCGCGCCGCCAGAGATATCGTAGATTTGCTCCACAAGCTCTGTTGGAAAAACAAAGTCACTAGACTTAGTGTCTGATATATCGTTCATAATATGGGTTACTTGTCTAAGATATCGATCACAGAATCACTCCGAACTTTTCGAAGAGTTCGACCGACAGTTCGTCATCTTCGTAGATTTCTACGAGCTTGATGTCGTTTGTCAAGCAGAATTCAAGCTTAAGATCGTCTCTTTTCAACTGAGAGAGCCATTTCATGCGGTCTTTCCCGTGAAAAAATTCATTATAACTCTGGTGCTGCTTACCCTGAACTTCAATTGCAATTTTTTTGTTTGCGTTGTAAATATCTAAAGAGAGGCGCGTGCCAACGACGCGCATCTCTTCGAACACGATATCGTGCTTCCAATACGGGTAAAGGAAGCGTTTGACGCGCCATTGCACCTTACTCTTAGACTTGTTTTCCCAATTTATAGAGTAGTTGCGTGCGTTCTTTAAAAAACGCTTTTTGCCGTTGAGCGTCTTAAACTTCATTTTTCTTTGTGGCAATCATTTCAACAAAGTACTTGTGAAGAAAAGCAACGAGCTTCGGATCGGCCTCGATAGCGGCAAAAAGTGCATGTTCGCCTTGGAACTTCTCCTCTAGCGAGAGACCGTTTTCCTTAAGAAGTTCAGCTAGCTCGTCGGTGATATTGTACCAAGCACCAGCCTTTGTCACAAGCTCCCAAGTCAACAGCATATCCACGATCTCCTTCTCTACCCAAACTGACCGACCGTTTGTGCGTCCGTACTTAATTGGATAGGTAAAACGCATCTTGCTCTTCTCATTTGGACTCTTCTTGATATGAATCTTGCAGTAGTGTCCGATGATTGGGTTCTTGATTGGATCTGGCTTCTTGATAGAAGGATCTTTGAGGATAATGTCTCCTTCGAAGCGCGGTTCAAATTCGAAGATAAAGTTCGCGAAGTGAAGCAGTGCGTTACCGCCAGTAGCTGACGTTTGCCGAATCGGTGCCGCACTATATGGGTCGAGCTTAATGTCGCTTCGAACCTGAGAAATAAAGATTGCCATGTGGCCGCGCTTGCTCATGCCGATAGACATGCGCTTCATGAAGTTCGCCGCGATAACTGCACCACCAGCTACCTTATTTGAGTCCTCGAAAGTCTTATCTAAGTCGCCCTTAGTGATCAATCCGTCTACGGAATCGAGAATGAACATGTACTTATTCTTCTCCTCGTTGAACTGAACTAGCTGACGCATCGCGTCAACGACCGTTTCGTAGATGTTCGATTCGAAAACGAAACACGTTCCGTCTTCCCACTTATCGGCAGAGAAGACGAACTTTACCCCAGACCTAGCCATCATATCGTCAGATAGCCGACCTTCTGCTTTGATATAAAAACCCTTTCCCTTCGGAACAGAGTTCAAGAAGTTGCGCATCACTTCTAGCGCAGCTGATGTTTTGCCGCCTTCTGTAAAGCCAACGAAACGATGGAGACCCGGTCCTAACCCTCCGTTCGTCTGCATATCTAGGTTCAACGAACCAGTCGATACGCGATAGTTGACGATATCTTCGAAGTTATAGTGATCCTCTTTTGTATTCTTTAAAAAAGAACTTAAAATGTTCTTTGACGAAGCTGTTTCCTCTTGTGGTTCTTCTTTTGCTTTGCGACTCATGATAGAAAATCCTTAATGGTTTGTTTTGGTTTAGCCTTGAAGTCTTTGCCGATCTTTTCCGCTTCGGACAAGTCAGACTTGTGTAGGCTGTTATAGTAAAACTCCTTGAACGCTATTTCAAGGGTCTTTTTGCTAAACTCAGAGTAGTAGAACTTTAGCGTTGGGAACTTCTTTTCTGGAGTGAACTGCTCCCAGAAGTCTATGCTGTATTTGCGCTCAAGTCGCTTTAGTATAGCGAGTTCTTGAATTAAGAAACGCTTATCGAACCCCGTAGGAAACTCGACGAGTTTTTCGAGAATCTTTTTCCTGTTGATCTTCTTTTTCACGGCTGAGATTAGACGCGAAAAACAGAAAATGTCAACAGCTATTACGATTTATTTGAGGCCGAGGCTGAACCGAAGTAAAAGCCAGTAATTGCAATAAGACACTCTCTAACTTCTGACGTGATTAAATTACCCGTTATTTCTACAAAAGCTTTCCTTGTTTCTGAATTAAAAAATCCAAAAAAGCCGCCGCCGCTTTGATAATCGACTTCAAGATACGTTGGTATGTTCAGAAGCGACATTATGATCGGAGACACGATCATAGAAAAAATAACAGCGATAACGATAAACTGGCGAACGATTCTGCCTCCGTCCATATCGCGTTTAGCCGCTTTGTCAGCAGACTCATCGCTTTTATCGATAGCCTGCATCATCCGATTGAATCTATAGCGATTCTCTTCGGATTTAACGGCTATAATCCGAAATATGAAGCCAGTTAAGGCTCCACCAAACAGACTGAGGAGTTCGGTTGGCACAGGTACATACTATTTTACACGTCAAAAGCCGCAATCGTAAGCGGAAACTTACCCGTACCTTTTACTAGCTCAAGCATCTGAGCCGCAATGTCCCGAATCTCTTTTTGAGCTTCTGGCTTGTTGCGCAGATTTAAAAAGTGATAAAATGATCGCCAATTAAACATTACGTCGGAAGTGATCTGCGTGTTGTACGGACGAAAGAAACGCGCCGATTCCTTAGCTCTCTTTCTATCGAAACCATGATTCTTCACTAGGTCTTCGATGCATTTGTGGTAGAGGTCTAGACCGCGCTCGGTGTGAGCCTTCATAATCTCACGCCACTCTGCTGGCCAATCTTGCGGAATAATGAACTCGTCTTCCTTGATTTCCTTGTATCGCGCAGACTCGCCATTAACAGAGACTCCGATACGATGCTTAATAATATGAATATGACTTGCGATATCTGTCTTAATCAAGAAGTGCAGAGACGACTTTTCGAACGGAGTATGGTGTCCGTTCTCGGCCAGCATCTTTAGAAGGGGACCAACTCGCTCGCGCTTGTCTGCCGTAATTTCTCGGCTCGTTGATGTCCAAGCGGAGCAGGCGTGGGTCAAGTCATCGCCATAAAATCCGATCAGTTCTACAGTGTTTTCGAAGTTCATTAGATTACGTTTATGTGTAGCTTCTTAGCACGTTTTTCTGCAACGTCAAGCTGTTCGAACGTAAAAGCGTAATCTGTTGAATTGATATTTACGATATAATATTCCGCGTCAGAGTTCGTGACCTTCTTCTTTGTTTTGAACTTGCGCATACGAAACGGAAAAAAATATCCGATGGCAAAGGTAACTAATCCGTAAACGAAAACGAGCGATGCGATGTAAGGGTCCATATTATTTAGAGGTTTGAACTAGCGCATTGTAGTTAATCAAAACCTGTGCGTAATAATTGGCGTGAAAGTCGATATTACTAAACATATCTGCGTATGTTTTTTGAAGTTCTTTAAGCTGAGAGACTTGCGCAGTTAATTCTTTGCTCATTGCAATGAAGTTGTCGGCTCCAAACTCATCGACGTAAATGAATGGCTGAAGCATATCGAAGTAGTGATAGTACCACGATATCTCGTCTTGGTGTGCTGGTGGACGCAAGAAAAGGCAGAAAGAGTTAGATTTCATGGCCCAAATCAAACGTTCCCAAGAAGTCGTGTTGCCATTGATATTTAAAATGAACTTGTACTTCAGTTGATCGCGAATCGACTCGGGTTCTCCATAGATGCATGGGTCGAACGGCTGCTCGACAAAGTTAGAAATCTTAGCGATTACTTCGTCGCTGTTCTGGTACAGTTTGCAGAAGTTTACCCTTTGAACCGTTCCGTCTGGGTATTTACGACCAGTATCTGACCCTATAAAGCTGATTTTATCAAGTTTTTCGTCAAAGGGTATATCCCAAGATGGGATCATCTCACAAATCGACGATAATCGGTTTATATGAGAGTCAGGAACGCAGATGTGGGGGCTTTTTCTTGGTCTGGCAAAACAAAAGCGCGTTTCGACCGCATCGTTCTCTGGGCCATCATTAAAATTAGCGATGAATCCGAATTTTAAATTGCCTAATTTAAAATGGTCTAAGACTTGTTGAGTAAGCTGCGAAAAGAAGTTTAAGCGAAACGAGTCGATATCATCGTTGGCCCGTTCAAGCTTTACCCTAGAATTCGATATCGAGAAGTGGGCCTCGTTCCTTAGAAGCTTGACCGAGAACGGGTCTTTCGGAATATTTATTCTCCTAGAGTCTAACTCGTTCAGCAAGCAATACTTAATTAACTTATTCATTTATAGTTATTTAGATCGCTTTCAGTCATCTTTTTTACAAGCTGCTGAAACGACACCTTCGGAACCCAGCCAAGATCTTTTCGCGCAAACGTCGAGTCTCCAAGTAGAATTTCTACCTCGGCTGGACGGAAAAACTTCGGGTCAACGACAACTAGGACTTGTTTTGTTCCCATGTGGATAAACTTCTCGTCTAAAGAGCCTGCGTCTCCGACCCAATAACCATCGATGCCAGCCACTTGAAACGCCAACGTGACAAACTCACGAACCGTATGAGTTTCATTCGAAGAAAGGACGTATTCCTTTGGCGTAGCGTTGTTCAGCATTAGCCAAACACCTTCAACGAAATCCTCAGAGTCGCTCCAGTCTCGCTTTGAACTCAAATTGCCAAGGGCAAGCGGCGTTGGTGTTTGGCCGTTACGAAGCTCGGTCTTAAGACGAGCAACGTTCGTTGTGATCTTGCGAGTAACGAAGTACTCTTGTCTCCTTGGAGATTCGTGATTAAAAAGATAGCCCTGAATCGCAAATATTCCATAAGACTCTCTCCAGACTTTGATTAGATGACGGCTGGAAGCTTTCGATGCTCCATATGGACTTCTTGGTCTAAGTGGGTGAGTTTCGTCTTGAGGAACAGTTACGACATCGCCAAATTCTTCAGAACTTCCAGCGTTATAAAAACGACACTTTGGCGCATAATTCTTGATCGCTTCAAGAATATGAAGAACCCCCATCGTATTTACTTGATAGTGTAGCGCTGGCATTTGCCAAGAATCAGCGACAAATGTTTGCGCTCCGAAGTTTATGAAGTAGTCTGGTTTTTCGTTTTTGATAGTAGTTGTTACTGAGTGAGAATCGGTGAGATCAAAATGAACCAGTTTAAAACGTGGATTTGAGTAGTGTCTTGATAGGTATTTGTCGATGATCTGACTAGTTCTACGAATAGCACCTACGACATAATGATTTGTATTTTCTAGCAAGTAGTCGATCATGTAAGATCCGTCCTGACCGCTAGCACCAGTAACAATAACCTTCTTATTTGAGAGAGTATCCATTGTATTTTTTAGTTTTGCCGCTAATTAAAGCCTGTATAGAGTTTCTATTTAAAGATTTTTTTCTACAGAATGCAGATATATTTTTGATTTTTACGATATTACCATCTGGACAAATTAATTCTACTTCTTTGCCGCGTCTATCGTCTTTTATTTTTTGAAGTTCTGACGCTCCCGCAAACAGTGTCCATCCGCAAAAAGAAAGTGCCTTTCCATTCAAGAGCTTATAAAAGCCACCTCTTTCTAGCCCGTTATCCTTAGAAAATCTATAGATGTTATCTACTTCGACAATTTCGCCTTTTGGATTTATAAATTTATAAATTTTAGGTTCGTTTATTTTTATTTCGGTGCCAAACAGCTTCCATCCTTGGCTAGACTTTATTTTTTTATTAGCCATATTATGAATTGGCTTACTTTTTAATCCTAATTTACGACACCAGTCAGAAATATCTTTTCTTTGCAAAGATACTGCGCTATCATCAAAAATATTTTCAAATCTAAAAACTTCAAATGGGCTTTTCTTTATTTTTGCAACGTCATTACAAGTAAGAAAAAATCCTTGTGATGTCTGACTGATTCCAGACACCATATTTAATATTCCAGAATAGTTTAATTTATTCTTTTTGCAAAATGCACTTAAGTTTTTTACTTTGTAATTGTTTCCATAAAAATCGGCTATCTCGTACTCTTTCACATGAGATGGATGCTCGCTTGAGCCGCCTTTTGTAAGATTATATCCATTTGGGACTAAGGATTCATACTGCTTTATATATAGTTTCTCAAGCTCAACTAGTTGATCAAATGGCATTTCACCTCTCCATAAGATTTCGTAATCAAAACTATCAATGCCAAATTTCTCGACCGCATTTTTTAAATGTGTACTATGGGTCCATAGATACCATTTGCCAGAGCAATATCTCGTTTTAAAATCCCATTTGGTTATGCCAACGTAGGATTTTCCGTTAATCTTATTAAAAATTCTATACACCTCCATAATACTATTATAAAATAGTAATTCGTAGTGTCAATAAAATATTAACTTTTCTTTTCGAGTACTTTCGATTTTGGAAAGTACTTATTTTGCAGACGAACCTTCATGTTGTATCTTTCCATGTTTGAATCGTCCACTTCTTTGGCCGTTATCGATCCGTACCTAGCTTTCTCGACGCAATCAAAAGTTCGCTGGTTGGCTTCAATGAGATCAAAATACTCTTGCGAGTGGCAAATAATCAAATGCAAATCGTGACCGATCTCATCTCTCAAGTGGTCGTAGCACCTTGCGTATGCAGACTGGCTGTCTCCAACGTTGTTGTTGGACTTTACTTGTAAGATCGCCAAGTAGTCGTAAGCGTAACCTTCATCAACCGGAATTGTCGTCATGCCAAGTATAGTATTGTGAGTTGGGGTGGTCGTAGTTCCATTCGGCGGATAAGAATCCATTTCCATCTTTTGGCTGTATAACGACAGTCTTGCAGCCAACGGCAGTGGCCAAATGCTCGTCGCCAGTATTTGCTCCCATGTAAAATCCGCAGCGGCGCAACAAACAGATATATTTTCCAAGCGGAAGATCGATGAGTTCAATCTCTCTTGTTTCGATTTTGTTATCAGAGCTTTGACACACGATTGCGGTGCATCCAGATTCTTGGATCTTTTTTAGATTGGAGAATACAACGTTCTCTGGAAGATTTCTAACTGACGCCCACTGCTTAGAGCATGTAGGAACAAAGACGACTGGAGTTCTTTTGTCTTTAAGAAAATCGTAAGCCCAAGCTTCGTCTTCTTTAGAAGAATAAAGAACGAGAGGTCTGTTATCCATTCCATCTGCTAGTTCGCCAAAAAAGTTTCTTAGCTTTCTTGTGGCGTAGTGTCCTGTGCCGATGTCTTGCAGCGTCTTAATTTCACTTTGCTCGCATATCTCAACGTCAGCTAATCCTTTGAAAAGGACGCTTAGTCTACTGTTCTTTGGGGTAAGCTGAACAATGAATTGGTTCGGAAAGTACTTGCAGACTGACGTGAGCAATAAAACATCACCAAGACCTCCCGTTGATGATCCAAATTTAATTTTATCGGAATCCATACTCTTTTAATACGTTACTGTGATTTATCGTATGCAAGAATTTTTTTGTTAGATTAAGCGTCGAGTCTGTGTGAATAAACCAGTCTTCGACTGCTCCATGATTTTCTAAGACAACATTGTTAACAAGAAGCTGATATCCTTTATTTAAAAACTTATTAAGCGCGTTCTGTTTCAGATTTATATAATATTCGTTCGGCAAGTACGCGTTGTGTTCGAAGGTAACGAACCTGAAAACATATTCATCTAGCGGCAAAGACGCTAAAACATGTTCGGATGCCTGATCTACATCAAACGACATATAGTCGATGACTTTCGGAGCGTTGTTTTCGCGCAGTATGTCGGCTAAACTTTCTTTAGATAAGTCTTTGCGCAGAGCTTTAGTTTTGCGATTCTTGTTAAAGTGATTGACTGCGCCTTGATCGATATCAATCGAAATCCCCTCCCACCCGTTTTGCTCAAGCAAAAGCGTATTGTTTCCGCACGGGTGATTAAAGCCGTCACCACAGCCAAGGTCTAAAAAATAACCCGCTTTCTTTTCGAAGAAATTAAGAACGAAGATATCCTGAGATATCTGAGAGTAGCTATAGCTTTGTTGCATAAAACCTCATGTTCAAATTATGAGATATCGGATTCCTGAATAGAGCTTCGTCTATCGAGTCTAGTTCAATCTTGTCTACTTTAAACCCAACACTTTGGATCAGTTGCATCAAATACTGAACGTTGTAGGTTGACTTGTGGAAATCTTCTGGGCGAGAGATACCGTCTACCCAGTTTTTCCCAGCAAACAGCATGTAGTTTAAAACTTCCATCTTCCATACATCGGCGTGATAGGCTTTGAGCACAGAGTCCCAACAAACCGTTTGGATGAAAAGTTTGCCGCCTTTTTTGCAAATATTAGACCAGTTGGCTAAGGCAGTCTTGGTATCCTCAAGAGGCATATGCTCGATAACATCACGCGCATAGATCTCATCGACCGACTCAGCGTCATATGT